ATGCCTTAGGGGGGTATAATTTGCGACCCCCTCCCCCTATTAAAACGACATCTTATAGTGGGGCTAGCCTGTTGACTGATATTTGTATACTTTTAAATACAAGACATTAGTCAACTGTTAGTCATTTCACAATAAAATGCCGTTTTTAAATTGGGAGGGTTGTTTTTTTATTACTTTATGACTATTATTTGTAAACTAATTGAATTGTTTTAGTTGTTTAACAACTTTCAATCTGTTTGTTCTAATTGCAAAGCTTTTCTCAATCAAGAGATCTGCATAAACTCTTTCTGTTTATTGACATCATCTTGTGAAGGTGGGGTAAATTTTCCCTTTTCCACCCTACGGTACATGTTTGCAAAGTCGTACTTAAGAATTTCATCTATTGCTCGTTTGATCTCTTCATTCTCTTCCTCATCCGACATAGAAGAAGAAGTTTCAGCTATTCTAGCTAAGTATCCACATGTATTGTATCCATGTTCAAGATCAAACATGAACCATTTGTCAAACTCTTCAAAAGGGTCGAATGGATTGTCGTATGTTGTTAATCTGTATTCAGGAATCATTTAACTTCTCATTCTCCTTTCTTTTGAATTGTGCCAAATGATTTCAATAAAAAGCAGGTGTATGGAGGGGTTTTAATGGAGTATCTATGGATCTTTGTTTGATTTGTTTGAAAAGAAAGATGTCGTTCACATACACCTGCTAGTAAGCGATAACAAAGTCTATAAACAACGTTAAAAGCCTATTATTGCAATCTATTATCTTAATCTTTTGATTTAGCACCCATCATGAATGTGTATGTATGGGGGTGGTGTTTCGGATTGCATTGTTTAAAGGTTTCATGTCTGATCGGTCTTTGGATTTTGTTTTAATGACCTGTTGAATCGGTCTTTAATGTTTATGGGGTATGAAATTTTAGCATGGGGGTACCCTAAGTCATCTATAGGGGTGTCGATTTCTAAGTAATAACAAAAGTTAAACAAAAATTTCAACACATTAGGAGGGGTAGTCCAAAAAATTTTAGCCTTACAGATACTTAGATACCGTGGATGTCGAAACCCCCAACATCTTAGCAATTTCAGCAGTTGTGTACCCCGAACTCTTCATAGACTTCATTCTTGCCTGCTTTGCTTCTGAAACTGTGTTCTTATACTCTTTAGGAGTCGCCAATTCTCGCAGTTTGTCAATATCAGTGTGATTCACAATCTTAGAAAGCTTGTTTGCACTAATAGCGCCTGCTTGAATAGCTTCCCATTCTTTCTCTGAAATATCAACAGTTGTGCGTTTAGCTCCAACTCTAGCTCTAGCAGCAACTAATGCCTGTTGTCCCCACTTTTTAACCTGCTCTTTTGTAGCTTCTGGATTCTCTTTCTTCTTAGTGGCTACTATGGAGTTAGCAATTAATTGTGCTTGTCTTTCTTTGGGAGCATTCATCTCAGCAGCACTCAATGCAGCATCAAGTCTATCAACTTGAGCTTTGTACTTTTTAGCTGCTTCAGCGTTGTATTGATGTTTGTCAGAATTAACCATGACTTTACGAGCTTGATTACCAAGAGCTTTCATCTCATTTGCAAAGTTTGCATAGGAAACCTCAACTGGTGAGTGTACATCAGATATCAATGAACGAGCATCTTTGGCTTCAGCCATTTTAGTGCTCTTCTGCTTACGCATTTGAGTGTTTCCATTCTTGTCTATGAAATATAAATCTTTATCATAGGCGTTTTTCCACTTAAGTTCACCTGTCTCTTTGTCGATGTCAGGATTTCCCCTTCTTTTCGGAACTGTAGCCTGACTTTTAGCAAGTGAAATTAGTGTTGAGGCACCTTCATGATATTTTCCATCATCTCCAACATGACCTTGCCAAGTTTTCTTTAGCAAAGCTATGCTGTTGTCCTTTTCACTACGCTTCCAATCCAAACCATGCTTTTCAGCATCTATTACAACCATCGAATGTCTAACTGCTTTTTCGATGTCCTCGATTGGGGCACCTTTTATTGTCATGTCTGTAATTAAGTTTGAAACAACGCCCATTTGTTTCTGGGTATCTTTCATAGGCTTAAATTTTCCAGGAACACCGGCATACTCCAATTTAGGATCGAATCCTTTAAGGCCTGAAAGAGGTGGAGTTGAAGTAATTTTGGAATTCTTGATGGGGATGACCATTACAGTGTCTCCATCAAAATCAGCACCTGAAAGACGATCGGCAACATTCTTATTAATACCAATAGCGTCTTTTGGTGTTTTACCAATTACTTTTCCTCCTTCCTCATTTTTGTTATTAACCTTAAGAATTGGAATTTCAAAAGTTCCACCATGAGGATATCGAACTAAAGCGACTTTCTCTCCATCATTGTAATTTGGAGCGTATACTTCTTTATCACTAATACTCGTCAAAGGAAGAATAACCTGATATTTCTGTCTAGGCAAAGATGCAGCCTGTAAATGAACCGCTGCAGAATCGCAATCATCACTATAAGACTTAAGAAGTGAGTTTCTAACAACCGGATTATTGACTGCAAGAATATCAGCCAGTTCATCTTTCTTAGAAGCAACCTCTAAACCAAGCTGCTGATTTATCAGTTTGATTGGTTGTTTAGATAAAAACTGCGAAGGAAGCTTTTTAGACCACTGTCCCCAGTCTCCTTCATCCCTAGTCTTATTTATCAGTGACAATTGCTTGTTTCCATCTTTGTCATAGTAGTAACTTTGACCGCCAGTCTTGCTATCTGGAATATCAGGGTCATTGACCCCATCCTTAATAAGTGATCCGAATGGATTATCAGGGTCATTCTTAACTGGTTTAAGAACCGAATTGTCCTTAGGTCCAAGCATAGGTGTGCCTTTTGGTTTGTTGGTGTTAAATATCACGTCAACTCCATCAGGCATGTTATCACCATAAACAGCCATACCCTTCAAATAGTGGCTTCCGTCAACCATGATTCGAACCTGAGAATATAAACTACCACCCAGATCCAAATCGTCGACGCCTCGACGAAGCTCGATAACTCCATCTTTGTCTATTCCACCATCTTCAGCATACCTGATTTTTAATCTGCTTGAATTCAGGCTTTTAGGATATACAAATTTGGGATCAAATGTCTCTCCGCCATCGTGAGAAACCCATTCTTCGCTAGGATTGTAGATTTTATCAAACTGATATATTTCTTTATGCTCTGTTCCAGGTGCACAAACAACTTTCATGTTTGTCTGCTTTCCAGGATTAGTGACCTGAGGTATACCAGCTCCATAAACCGGATAGCCTTGTGCCTGAAGAATATAAAGAGCTTCAGTAAGACGTGTATCAGAGACCCCAAGATTGTATGATTGGCCTTTACCGACATCAACCATGCCGTGTTCATCGATCATCTTCTTCAGCTGGTTTGCTGTTTTCTGTGCTTCAGTCATTCTTCCGACTGAATTACTATTCAAAAGTGATCTAACAGATGATTCACCAGGAAGACCCATGATTCTGGCAATTTCAGTTGCGTTCTTTCCATCTTCCTTTAAAGCTTTTGCTCTATCATACATGAGCTGCCTTCGTTCATTCGTAGCAACTGAGTATCGAGCTCTAAACTCAGTTGAATTCATGCCCATGGATTTAGCAATGGCAAGATCACCTTTGTAATGTTTTCCAGTTTCAGGATCAGTGTAAGTAAATCCCTGTTTCTTAAGTTCTTCAACTCGACTTAAGAAATCATCAGTATGCTGGTATGGGTTTTCTCCTGATCCCCAAGGATAGCGCCCAGAACGTCTAGGCATTCCATAGTGCTGTAGAATATCATCACGAGTATTCATGCCTAAACTCCTCCATAGATTTTATTAAGTTCCTTGTCACGAGAAATAATGAGATCCATGATTGGAACAATATCATCCGTTCCAGGCTCATGATGTAGAATTTCATTGTTCTGATAGATACAAAGCTCTATAGAAATATCAGCTGGTTTGATGTTGTACTCCAAACAGAAAAGAGCAGCGTAAATCTCAAGCTGCTCGATGTGCGCTGGAATATTACCAGTCTTCAAATCATGGATTCTAAGAACGTTGTTCCTAAATGAGATACAGTCTGTAGTCCCATAGAAATATAAACTGTAGACCAAAGGTTGCTCCGGAGTCATCTTAAAGGCTATTCCATCATTGATGTATGTCCGAACAGTCTCGAACACCTCTTTTGGTAAATACCCAATTTCATCGATGATCCGTTTGCCATACTCATTGATTCCATCACCGTCATCTGTTTGGTATTTGAAATATAAATAGGTCTCTAGATTCTCTCTAACGCTCTTGATCGATCCAAGTTTGTGACACAGGATAATCTGTGATGCTGCAAACTCATGAATCTCCGTTCCTAAGACAACTCTGTAAGATGAGTGAATCTTTTCAACCATCTTTGAAATATCATACCTAAGCCACGCGCTTTGACTTGCACCGAATGTTGCGTGTGTTCCTCTTAGATTTGAATGCTTGTTGAAGTTCATTTAATACCTCCTCTTTGTTCTCAGGAAATATAAACCGTGAGAATGACATGTTGTTCATTCGGTTAACGTAGTATTCCTGATTCGGTCGTCTGGAAGCATTCGCACTTCTTTTGCACTCTAACGTGGCCCACTTGTCTCTCCACAATATCAATAGATCTGGTATACCCTGTTTGTACTGTGCATCCAATTTCGTAATGATCGCGTCTTTGAATATCAGTTTCAATTCTTTGATCAGATCTGACTGGAATTTGCTTTCTCGTTTACCCATCTTTCTTCTCCTTTGGACAAACTAAAAAGAGAAGGGTTTAAAGGTCCGGCGAAACGGGGCCTTTATTCCTTCTCTCTCATAAAAGGACATGTAAATTCTGCGAATGCTCAATTTTGTGTAAAAATATCAATTTTTAGGCTTGTGGCCAAATGCCCACTTTTTTTTCGTATTTATATAAATTTTTAATTTTTTTTTTCACAATTAATTAAGAAAAAAAGTGGGAAAGTGGGCTTTTTGACTACCCGACCCTCAAAAAACCACGGAAATACGTGCTTTTTCGGCCTTTTTTCTCTGCCCACTTTTGTTTTTAAAAGTGGGCAAAAACCCACAAAAAGTGGGCAAAATGCAAAAACTCATCATCAATTTTTGCAAAAAACCCAAATAAAAGTGGGCAAAGCCCAGATTTTTTGACCAAAAGTGGGCAGAAATTTCGTCAATTTTTCTTGAAATTTGACCCCACAAAACCTGTTTCATTGAACTTTTTCTTGCGTTTTAACGCCTTTTCAATGGCCAAATCGATAGAACTACGGCTCTTCAAGTGGTAATAATATAAGTCCCTAAACGGCGTGTTCATCCTATCAATCCGCCCCGACGACTGTTCCATAATCCTATAAGAATAGTTTTGTGAATAGAATATTATCGTATCAGTGGTGACACAATTCCACCCTTCAGACCCGGCATTGTACTGAACAAGATAAACCCAAGACTTTGATTGTGGCATTTCTTGATGGTTATGACCATTCCATTCAGCCACCTCAACATTAGCACCATAGGCCAGCTTCTTGAGAATATCAAGCTCATAGTCGTAGTTGTAGAAGATGATCACTTTAGGATGTTTCTCAAAGATCTCAAGTACCGCAATCTGCCTGCTAGTAGATTCATTAACACATCTTCTCAAGCATAAACAGAATTCACTAGCATTCTCAATAGGCTTCTCTTTCCATAGATTCCACCTGTTTCGAATAATGTCCTTATATTGAAATTTATCATAGTCCACCCAAACCTCTTCATGATGTGGAATCGTCTGTCTATCGAAATCCATGTCTACAAGAATGTGACTACGTAGTCGTAACAGCCTACCAGTGTTCCTATACCCACTAACTATAGGAAAAGAAGAAAATGGCTTGTAAATAATGTGTTCCTCAATAAACTCAGTCCTATTCTTATAAAACCCATTAGCCACAAAGACC